CTAGTCTCTATGGGTTATGATTTTGATGAAATTTCAGAATTATCAGGTCTTAGCTCAGATGATTCGTACACAGACTCAGAATCGTTTGAACGTCAAGGATATGAGCAAGATGAAGAGCAAAACACACAAGACCCTTCAATGAAAAAAGTTACTGTTACTGAAGCCTATATGAAGATAGATAAAGAAGGTACTGGAGTTGCTACCATGTACAGATTGTTACTGGCTGGTGGTGAGGACAAACTTTTAGAGTGTGAGCCTTATGGTGATGTACCTTTTGCAGTCTTTGAAGTTGACCCTGAACCTCATACATTCTTTGGACGTAGTGTCGCAGACCTTATTATGAATGACCAAGACTCTTCTACAGCGATGTTAAGAGGAATGATGGACAACGTAGCGTTAACAAACAGTCCTAGACAGGGTTATGTACAAGGACAGGTCAATGTAGACGATTTAATGAACAATGAGATTGGTGGACTCGTAAGACTGAAATCTCCTCAAGCTCTAGTAGATATAGCTACACCATTTGTAGCAGGTCAGGTATTAACAGCAATGCAATACATGGATGATGCTATAGAAGCTAAAACAGGTGTTACAAGAGCTTCTATGGGTTTAGACCCTGATGCCTTACAGAACACGTCAGCCACAGCAGCTAGATTACAAGCTCAACAAGGTTCAGCACAGATAGAGGTCATGGCTCGAAATATTGCCGAGGGAGGCATGAAACGTTTATTTAGGTTAATGCTAAACCTATTAGTAGAAAATAGCTGTGAAGAGACAATGATGCGTTTACATGGACAATTTCAACCTATTGACCCTAGAGTATGGAACATAGACATGGATATGACAGTAAATGTAGGTGTCGGAACAGGTCAAGAGGGTGAGAGACATACTGCGCTTAGTCAAGCTCTACAATTACAGATGCAGATATGGCAAACCTATGGAGTATCAAATGGTATGGTCAGTATGACAGGCATTAGAAATACTCTTGGTGATATGTTAGCATTACAGGGTGTACGCAATGTTGATAGATACTTTAACCCAATGACTCCTGAAGTGGAGCAACAGTTAATTCAACAGCAACAACAGATGGCGCAACAGAATCCACAACTGTCTGATGGTGAGGCTCTTGTACAAGCTGAACAGTATAAGGCTGATAAGAAAGCTGAAATGGATATGCTTAGAGCGCAAATTGATGCTCAGAAAGCTCTAGCAATTGATGACAGAGAGCGTGATAAGCTAGACCAAGAATTGCTTATTAAAGCTGCAGAAATACTCGGAAGATACGGACAATCTGTTGATACAGCTAAGATTAAACAAGCTCAAGCAGAGCCAAGATACCCTCAAGAATCACCTGCTCAAGCAGTAGAGGGAGGTAGATACTAATGGCACAAAAGCTATCAATAGTAGAAAAATCTGCTAAGATAAAGACATTACAGGCTGATGATACGTTTAAATTGGTCATAACAGAAATCACGAATCAGCAAGTTGCTGTGTTCGTAAACGCTGATTCCACAGAGGAACAGCGAGGGGAAGCACATGATGTTATACGTGCTTTGAGGATGATTGAGGATTACTTCGACTCGGTACATACCGATGAAATAATGCTAAATCGCAAACGTAAGAAATAGGAGACAGCATCGTGGCAAAAGACACAACTGAAACCAAACCAATCAGCACCATAGAGGATGCTGTAGAGAGCATTGTTGCTCCAAGTGAAGAACCAACTGAAGAAGTTTTAGAAGTTCAGGAAACGGAAGAGGCTATTGAAGAAGTAGAAGCTACTGCTGAAACTGAAACTGAAGAAGTTGAAGAAGAGGAGGAAGCTGAAGAAATTGAAGCTTCTGACTCGGATGACGAAGACCTCATAGATGAGCCAAGTCAAGAAGAGCCTGAATTACATTTTGTCAAGGTAGATGGACAAGAGAGACAGGTAACCTTAGATGACTTAAAGCAAGGCTATAGTGGACAAGAGTACGTCCAACAAGGTATGCAGGAAGTTGCGGCACAAAAGAAAGAAGTCGAAACAGTCTACACAGCCTTGAATAATGAACGACAGCAAATGGCTGAGTTATACCAACAAATCCAAAATGGAGGAGTTGCACAAGCACCTGTAAAGCCTACTAAGGAAATGTTTGACGCAGACCCTATTGGGTACATGCAGAAAAACCTTGAGTATGAAGAGCAGATGAGTTCTTATAATAATCAAATGGCACAGCTTCAACAGATTTCACAGCAAAATAGTGAAGCCTCGCAGAACGCTCATAATGCTTATGTAAAAGAACAAATGCAAATTCTACAGAAGGATATTCCTATATTTGCCGATGAAAAGAAAGGTCAGCAACTAAAGGATAGATTGGTTAAAACTGGGAAAAATCATTATGGTTATACACATAGTGAAATTGAACAAATAACTGACGCAAGAGCTATCAAAGTCTTGCTAGATGCTCAAAGGTATCAGGATATTATTTCAGGCAAGACAAAGGCTAAAGTGAAAACTCAGTCTGCGAAACCTGTGGTAAGACCTGGAGCTAAAAAGACAGCTATGCCAAATGCCAAAATTCGTTCTCGCCAAAAGGCAAAACTAAGGGAAACTGGTAGCGTGGAAGATGCTATTGGTTTAATTATGCAAACTTAAATGGAGAAATATTATGGCGCAGCCATCAAATACTTTCGACAGTTATGATGCGGTGGGTATTCGTGAGGACTTGGAGAACGTAATTTATGACATCTCCCCTGAAGAAACACCTTTCTACTCAGGCTGTAAGAAAGTAAAAGCAAGTAACACATACCATGAGTGGCAAACGGACGCACTTCGTTCATCTGCTGCTAATGCTCATATCGAGGGTGACGCAACAACTGCTGAAGCAAGAGTTGCTACTACTCGGCTGGGGAATTACACACAAATCTTTAAAAATGCTGTGGTTATTCCTGATACCGACTCAGGGCTGGACAAAGCCGGGCGGGCTTCAGAAATGGCATATCAGACTTTGAAGATTGCTAAAGAGCAAAAACTCGACATCGAGAAGGCACTCTTTGACAACAATGCAAGGGTAGCTGGTTCAGCATCAGCAGCTCGTGAGTTAGCAGGAGCGCCATGTTGGTTTACTAACACTATCCAAAACATGGGTTCAGGTGGCGCACACGCTAATGGCACAGGTTCTAATGCTCGTACAGATGGAACTCAAACTGCATTGACTCAAACAGACTTTGATTCAACTCTACAGTCTGTATGGGAAAAGGGTGGTAAACCTGATAGTGTTTATCTGAGTGCTTTTCAGATGAATGTTGCATTAGGATTCACAGGTAACAATAACCAACGCTCAACTGTTCAGGCAGGTGATGCAAAGGTTGTTAAATCTTTGGATGTTTATGTAACACCTTGGGGTACTATTGAGTTCGTACCTACTCGTGAAAATCGTGGACGTGACGTTTTCGTCATGCAGGATGACATGTGGGCAGTCGCTGTTCTTAGAGGTACTAAGAACGTTGAACTGGCTAAAACTGGTGATAACTCAACTCGTCAAGTGGTGACTGAGTTGACTCTCGTTTCTAAAAACGATAAGGCATCAGGAATGTTAGCAGACTGTTCTACTTCGTAATGAGGTAGAATAACGATGTGGGGAGTCCTCCTTAATGCTCCCCACACTTTTAAGGTAACATTAAGATGGGGAGTCTGAGTTAAGCTCCCCACCTTACAAAAGGAAAGATTATGAAATGAAGATTAAAGAACAAGTACATCACGACACAAAAAATGATAAGATAATTGTCGAGAGTACATACGATAACAACCCTGCACTTGAAAGGGCAGAACAGCTCAGACAAGCAAAGGTTGGTATAACTGGTCATAATAAGCTAGTTGGAACGATACCAATTCACATCATCAAGATGTGGTGTGATGAAGCAGGTATTAAATGGAGTGATACTCAAGCTAAGAAAGACATCATTAGAAAGAAGATTCTTAGTGGCGATTTTGATAAACTTCGAGTATGGAAAGGAACTTTTTAGGAGTAGATAATGGCTGACACAACGACCACGACCTTCAGTTTAGTAAAGCCTGAAGTGGGTGCATCGGAATCGAGTTGGGGAGCAAAAATTAATACCACACTCGATACACTAGATAATTTATTAGATGGAACAACAGCAATAAA